GACCGTAAGGTCGTGGGAAGTTTATTCGTTAACAAGTCTTGATTTCAAAGGAATTCACCCATTTGGGGATATTCCGTGTTTCCCGTGGAATTATATTCTCCCCCGTCTCCACCATCACGGTACTAATTTGTGCTTCGTCAACCGGCTTGTTGGAGAACACAATTATCTTTTTGTCGGCCTGATTTTTTAGAGATTCGAATAATGGGTAAAATGGTGCCTTTGGCTGAATCCCCACAATCGACCGTGAAGCCACCAGGTCGACGTAAACCGCCTCAAGCATTCCGGACAGGAACCGATGCTTTTCTTCTAATGTACCCACTCCCCAAAGGGCGCCAATATTTTCCAGTTGTTCTCCAGCCTCTAACGTGGCATCGACTTCGGGGATTACCATCGAATTAAGTGCATTCTGCAAAAGCATTCGCTGGACATTATATTCGCCTTCTTCGATTAAGCCGTCAATAAATGTTTTACCCAATCGACGTAATTTAGTTTCAATTATCTCTCTCTGCCTCAATAGGTCTTCCCTCTCTGATAAAACAGATATCTTATCAATCACCTGTTCTCGCCATGAAGGGAGAAGAATAAAAGATTTAATCAAACTATCAATTTGATCATCCAATAGTCGTCCGCTTATTGACTTACCATTTCCCGGACAGTTGAAATGACTGCGAGAGTTTTTGGGTTCCCGGTAGCACGTAAATCCTTTCGTCGAGGTCTCTGACCATAATGGATAGCCGCAATAAATGCACCGAGCTATTCCCTTTAGAAGGTATTGTCTATAACTCGGAGAAAATGTCTTACTGCGATTTTTAGATACTTTAAGTCTGTCCTGAACTCGCCTAAAAAGGTCTTCGTCAACAATAGCCTCATGAGCGCCAGGATACGGCTGCCCTTTGTAATAGACCTTTCCAGTGAAGAAAGGATTATGCAAAATCCACCGCACCGAATACAAAGAAAATGGCCGTGGTCCAGTTACCACATTTCCATGACCGTCGCGTAGTTCTTGCTTGTTCCGCGTTTTAAATCCTTTTTCGTTTAGCCATGCTGCCAGGCTGGCTAACGTGTACCCCCCATTGGCATACATCTGGAAAATCTGCTTGACAGCTTCTCCTTCATTTGGAACTATTTGAACATTTTTTCGCTTATCACTATCTTTTTCGTTTCTTCTGTAACCGAATGGCACATCACCGTTTGAAAACCCACTAACGGCCCTTTGTTTCATACCTTTTCTAGTATGTTTGGCGAGATTATCCGAAAAATACTGTGCAAAAGCCCCTAGCATGGCAATGAAAAGTCTACCTTCCGGAGTGGAATAGTCGATGTTTTCAGAAATCGAGGCAAAGGAAACACGATTCTCTGCCAGTTGCTTAAAGCTTTCTAGTGTAACCCCTAAATTACGGCTCCACCGATCAATCGAATGCACAACAACAACGTCAAGATTCCCTTTTTTGCAGTCATCTAACAACTTACGGAATTGAGGTCGCTTTGCTATAGAATCTGAATGGGCAGAAATTCCTTCTTCAGTGTAGATATTAAGTAGTTGCCAATTCTTCTGCCTGCAATATTCTTCGGCTTCCCTGGTCTGGGCGGCAATTGACCAGTTCTCTAGTTGTTCCTCACGACTTACCCTGACATAGATAGCAGCTCTCATGGTTCGTCCCCCTTTGTGGATGTACTGTTGGTAGTATTATTCTTTTTCCCTCCCGCTGTCAACCGAATTGCCCAGATTGCAAGTAATGAAAAGAAGGAATCTAACGCGGCATCATCAGCCGAAAGACTCTGTTTGTCCTTGGTTAACCTCGTTTGTCTATTTCCGTTGGGCTCGATCATTTTCCTTGATACCTTATCTTGAAAATTGTCCAGTTACTTTGTTTTGCAAACCACCACTAAATCGACTCATTTAGTTATTTTTATTTATGCCTAAAATTCAGGCTCAGAAATTTGCGGACGTTTTAGCCAACGCCGTTTTCGTTTCTTTGTGTCCTTACCCCGTTTTCCTTTTCCCTGTAACCTAGCCCTGGTAATTCCGGCTTTTGTATTGGTTGACTTCCGGTTGCTTTCAAACTGAGCAGACCAGCTTGAAATTGTGTAAAGAATTGGCGAGAACTCACCAGCCGTTTCAGTCCAAGACTCATTAACGGAAACTAATTTAATTCCTTTTTTATGCAAATGGTCTATCAGAGAAAGAATACGAAGGGGACCTTCACGGCTTACACGGTCTAAAGCCCATACAACGATTGTTTCAAAGTGGTTGTGTTCAGCATCCCTAATACACCGCGCCAGTTCGGTTTGCCGGCCTCCAGACCAGGCCGAAGCGTTTTCTGAATAAATCCTGACTAACTCCCAACTTCTTTGTTTGCAAAGTTCCTTTACTGCAGGAAGTTGATTGTCAGTTGTTTGCGTTTCGGTTGAAACCCGGATATAGGCAGCTACTTTCAATTAACCACCTCCAACACCTTGCCATTAACCGCCTCGGCAGCGCTTGGCGTTAAATTAAGCGCCTTTGTCCGCGGTCCCTTACTCTTTGCCCACCTTGTTTGTCGGCGTATTGCATCCGCCCTCTTTTCAATGGCTGTTTTGCCAATTATTTCATTCTTTGAAATTTTTACAGCGACACTTTCCAACTTGCCACCGATGCGTTGAACAACCCAGGCTATGCCGCCGGACGAAATGAAAACATCGCCGTACTTTTCGGTGTTGTGCCATCCTTCCGGTAGGTTGGCATCATTCTGCATCATGTTTGAACGCCCTCCTCGTCTTAGAACAACCGGGACAACGGATCAATATTTGGTCATTTTGTTTTTGAAATAGTGCAGCATGGTCGAACTGAAGGCGCAACTGGTAATGAACATGACAATCCGGGCACTCGACCGGTACCGTGGCGTAATTGCGAAGATCCACTGCAAATTTAGTATCCATTATTCTAAACCTCCACCGGCTGACATTCCGGACAGACAATGTAAGGGTGGCCATAATCAGTTGTTCTCTCTTCCGGATGGTCATTGAAGCAATTTACACGTTGTACATGGTTAATAGCGTGTCGGCAAATCGCCACAGCCGCGCAATCCTTTCGAGCGCAGCAAACGATTTTGCGTGGTTGAATTTGTTTCCATCCTTCCAGTTCAACCATTTTCGCGCTCATATCATTGGCCTCTGCTGCTCTAATTTCTCGTTTGAATAAGACTGAGTATTCCTGTCGTAGTAAACCTCGATGCAGCGGTTAGCCTGGCCCTGTCGATGTTTGGCGATAAGAATTTCAGTGATATCATCGTTTTCTTTCTTCCGGTTGTAATAGCCTTCCCGGTATAAGAACAAAACAACGTCCGCGTCCTGTTCAATGTTGCCGGAGTCTCTTAGATTGACCAACTCCGGCCGTTTGTCTTCTCTTTTCTCTATTTCTCTTGATAGCTGGACGGCCACAATTACCGGCACGTTCAGCGTTCGGGCCATTTCCTTGATTTTTCTTGATATGTAACTGACTCTTTCGTAGGAATTCCGGCCGTAATCGTCACCGAGTATTCCCATGTAATCAACGACTATCGCACCCAACCCATGACGTAATTTCATCGTTAAGGCTGCCTGCAGAATCTTGTCCGTAGTCATCGGAATTTCATCGTAGAGGTACACTTTCCTTTCTGATATTTTGCCGATGGCGTCGAGAATTTTATCGTAGATATCATCGGTATATTTTCCAAGCCGGATACTGGTCGTGGGAATACCGGCGCTCTGGGCGACTTCCCGATCGGAGAGACTATCCATGTTCATTTCAGCCGAACAGAAAAGGACATTCCTGCAAATGGCGATCTCTTTCGTGATAAAACTGAGCATGGTTGTTTTCCCCATGCCGGTGCGGCCGGCGAAGACGATCATGTCGCCATCGTAGAACCCGCCGCCGAGTTTTTCGTCCAATTTAGTAATTCCGGTACTAATCGCCATGCTCATTTCTTTTTTATAGAGTTCGGCGTATCGCTGATAGAGCGATTCAGCCCGGTCCTTCGGCGAGATGATTGGTGAAGTTAAGCCACTCTTCCGGACCGTAACAAGTTTCTCGTCACACTGACGCAGCGCCTTTGAAACATCAACCGGGTTAGAATAGCCTACGTCCTGGATTTCTTTTCCCGCCTGGATTAATTGCCGGGAGATAGACATACGCTTGATGATGTCCGCATAAACCATTGCATCCATGGGACTGGGGCAAACTGTTATGAGGTGGAATAAATAGGCGACTCCCCCGGCCTCTTCCAGTTTCCCCATGCGGTTTAACTCTTCCGCGACAGTAATTTGGTCGATGTGCGTTAGAGATTTATTCAAATTAGTAAACGCCCGAAAGATGAACATATGCGGTTCGTGGTAGAAGTCAGAATCTTTCAACGAGATCTCGTCCATACCTCTATCGTCCAGGATGATCGCCCCCAGGAGAGCTTCTTCTGCGCTCAAGTCATGGGGCGGCAATAATTCATTAATCTTTGACGTATCTTGATGTTGTTGGCTGCTCATTGTGTTTACCTCCGGCATTCATTTTCATGTAAAGCTGATCATATTGTTTTCGTAATTTTTCAGGACTTAAGATATTTGTTTTCCAAAAGCTGTCAGCCTGGCACCAGCGTAAGACCCTTTCGATATTTTCCGGTGTACGCTTATCGGCGGAAATCATCAAGTCAAATTCCTTTTGCCATTCAATAAAGTTTTCCGGCAGCTTTGTTTCGGGGTTATTTATAAGAATTAATGTTTTAAACAATTCGGTAAGTTCTTTTGAAGATTTCGAGCCTTCTATGTTCCCTCCCTTTTCCAGTTCCTGTTCCCTTTCCATTTCCACTTCCATTTCCCCACCGGAATGCTCTCGGATTGTTCCGGTATTACTCCTGGAATTATTTGTATATTTAGCCTTGAAATTCGGTGATGTGGGTAAAGGTTGTTTGGAGGGCATGGGCTTGCTAATCACCTGGTGCTTCGAAAAATGCACCACAAACGCATACGCATCCACCCCCACATCGTATTTTTCAATGAGATTTTTATCGATGAGCTCTTGCATCAAGTCCTTTATTTTCGTGATTGGGACATGGACATCGTAGGTAAAGACGTGGCCGCGCAAATAGGCGGCGTTCCACCGTAAGATTCCTTCATCATCGGCTAAATTCCACGTGGCGATGAATAGTAACCTGGCTCCAAAGGATAACTCGCCAATCTTTTCATCAATCCAGAATTCCGGTTTGATGGTTCGAATTCTAGCCATGCCGCTCACCGGCCTGACTGATGCGTCTGCGTTGCCGGCATTCGGCACATCTTCTGGGCATTGCTAAACCGCGGTTAAAGTAGAACAGCTGCTCCCGTGACTGCAATAAGAAGTCTGAACCACAATCCTGGCATTTTAATATCTGGTCCCTAAAATTAGGTATGTTTGCTTTCCTTTCCATTCTCTTCACCGCAACAAGTTTAGTAAATTAGTTTGCTGTATCCTTTGGCTGGCTTATTTGCCCGGCAACCAGTTTGGAAATCTCAGACCGGGAAAAAAGCAGCTTGCGGCCGAGGCGAACGCAGGGCACCTTACCTTCCGCAACCCAGCGGAGTAAAGTGTTCGGATGACACCGGAGCTCTCGGGCTGCCTCAATTGTACTCAGTGCAATAGTTTCGTTTGACATATTCTTCTCCTTGACGATAAAGCCTTGTGGTGTTATATTGTGTTATGGAATATCTTTTTCTAAAGAAGATAATACAAGCACGAAGAGAATTCTGTCAAAGAAGTTATCAGAAATTATCAGAAGTTTATATTAGGAATTAAAAACATTATACAGAAATTTTGAGCGTGAGAGGTGAATATTTATGAAAACCAAAAAAAACAGGGTTCCAAATATCATTGAAAACAGGGTCGCTGAATTGTTACGAACTGACAGGAATCTTTCAGCCGCATCCTTAAAACGCACAATAGAAACACAATTAAAAAAAGAAGGTAAAGCCTACAATTTCACCGAGCGCACTTACAGTACAATGAAAAGGAAAATGATTGCGAACGCTCAAATTGATAATCCACTTGATGAACAATGGTCAATAGCTGATTGCGAAAAATATAATATTCCGGATGATATGATTCCGATTATTTTAGAAAGAAGGAAAATATTAGGTGGAGCATATGGAATTATTAATTATCCAGGTCCGTGCGATCCGCACGACGATGACGGTTGGATTGACATAGAAGAACATCCGATGACAATTCGAGTAGCCCGATGGATGTCACGCCTAAAGCCTTCGGTTGATCTACTGATCGAGAAATTCAAAAATGATGGTCTTGATATAGATGGAAGGATTGATGACGCTTCCCCAGAAGAAAAAATAAGACAAAAAGACTCATGTCTATATTGGTCACTTTACAACATCGCTCAAGTATACGCGATGCTGGAAGGTATCAGTGAGTTTCGAGGTTACACACGTTTCGATTCTAGTGTCGCTGATGAATATTATTTCATGAAAGCTTATAAAAATTGGGGCGAATTTCACGATGACATTGAAATGGGCGATTACGAACTGCCACGAAAACTCACAGAATGGGTCGAGAATAATTATAGAGATAAAGATAAATAACAATCCAAAGTCATCTTTATTAATTCACGTTGGTGAATACCAGCTTAGCCATTTTTAAAGTTTCGAGGTTCAAGCTGAAACATTTTTAAATCGCTGTGAGTCGCTTCAACCAGCCCTCACCCTGTTTATTCATGCTTTGATTCTGTTTCTTTAACCGGAAAGGGATGTTTTCCCGGTTTGTCTTTCCAAACCGGCGCTTTGTAGTTTTGTGAGTAATATCCGCAAGAAACACATTCCAAATGCCAAATATTACCTTGATTCTCAAATCTGTGTAGATGTAACGCCGCGCCGCAATCCGGGCAAATATGCAATTTATCGAATTTCTTCGCATTAGATGCATCACTTAAATCGATTGCGCTAATCGCATTTTCCCATTGTAATTGGCTGACATTACTTAATCTTTTGATAGCCATATCGAAATTGTTCAACATTGCTTTTAAATCATCGTATTGGTGCTTTAATTCAACAATATGGCCAACCTGATGATTAATATATGCCTCCATCGTGTCCATATCATTGTAGATTTCATCTAATACTTCGTTTGTAATAGCTTCACCGGCTTGAGATTTACCTTCCATAATAGCTGTCGTGCCATTGGTTACAGCTAATTTGTTGAGATCCCGGGTTTCAGTATTATTAGCCGTAACAATGTTCAAATCTTGAACAATTGTTTGTTCATGTTGTCGATGCCCGGTCCTGTTCTGATGAGCGTTCAGGCTCTGCTTGTTCTTATATACTCCGCGGCAAGTATCACACATTCGTTGCATTATTACCCTCACAGTTAGCTATATATTGACAGTGACCCTGATAAATCTAATATCTAACGGTTTCTCAATAAATGCAATACTTTGAAGCTATTTTCACAATATGTCGAGGGTAAAACAGGAAACCACAACTTTTAGGTAAAATTTTACCGAGCACCCCTTTTATCCGTATTTTTAGTGTACTTAATAGCTATAATTTGGACGTTCCCGAATTATCTAAATAGCATTATTTGAAGGAAAGTAAAGAAAATGCAGCTAATTTTGTTCTTATTGATTCTAAATACATTTGAAGGAATCAAACGTTTTACTGATAGCTGTTAAACGGAATAGTTAAAACAAATGTTTTTTGTTTGTTTTATATAGTGTAAAAATTAATCATTTGAATAAATTGAACTATCGACGTCTTGTCTTAATTTATCGATAGTGATAGTATTGACATAATTAAAATATCTTACTTTTAGGAATCTCTTCTGTTGATCGGGGGTATTGATAAAAAAATGGAACAAAATCTTAGCTGGATTGTCGGTTATATCTGGAACATTGCCGATGACGTGCTGCGGGATGTATATGTCCGCGGTAAATATCGTGATGTAATTCTCCCAATGACCGTGTTAAGGCGTCTGGATGCCGTTCTGGAGCCAACAAAGCGAGCCGTGCTTGATATGAAGGCTTCTCTCGACAAGGCAGGCATTGTTAATCAGGATATGCCTTTGCGACAAGCTTCCGGCCACGCTTTCTACAATACTTCCAAATTTTCATTGCGTGATCTTCGTTCAAGGAGCAACCAGCAACAACTAAAAGCAGATTTTGAAGTTTATTTGGATGGTTTCTCCCCTAATGTGCAGGATATCCTTACAAATTTTGAATTTCGCAACCAAATTCCACGTCTTTCTAAAGCCGATGCAATCGGGACTCTCATTGATAAACTTGTTGACAGTTCGGTCAACTTAAGTCCAAATCCCGTGTTTAATAACGATGGCTCAATTAAATACCCAGGGCTTGACAACCACGGCATGGGAACTGTTTTTGAAGAACTTATTCGACGTTTTAACGAAGAAAATAACGAAGAAGCCGGCGAGCACTGGACGCCTCGAGATGCCGTCAGATTAATGGCTAAACTTATCATCCTTCCCATTGCTGACTTTATCGAATCAAGCTCATATCTTCTCTATGACGGCGCTTGCGGCACCGGCGGCATGTTAACGGTAGCAGAGGAAACACTCTTGCAGATTGCCAAAGAACATGGCAAGAAAGTATCCACCCACCTGTATGGGCAAGAAATAAACGCCGAAACCTATGCGATTTGTAAAGCAGATCTCTTATTAAAAGATGAGGGGGATGCAGCAGACAATATTATCGGCGGGCCAGAATATTCCACTTTATCCAATGATGCGTTCCCGTCTCGCGAATTTGACTTTATGATCTCTAATCCGCCTTATGGAAAGAGCTGGAAGACCGACTTAGAACGCATGGGCGGGAAAGATGGGATTAAAGATTCGCGCTTCATTATTGAACATGCAGGTAATTCTGATTATTCTTTAATCACACGGTCAAGCGATGGGCAGATGCTGTTTCTGGCTAACCTGCTTTCTAAAATGAAGAACGATACCAAACTAGGTAGCCGTGTCGCTGAAGTACATAATGGGTCATCGCTGTTTACCGGGGACGCCGGGCAGGGTGAAAGTAATATTCGCCGCCTGGTGATTGAAAATGATTGGTTGGAAGCAATTGTCGCTCTACCATTAAATATGTTCTATAACACCGGTATTGCCACATACGTTTGGGTAATCAGTAACCGCAAGCCTGAACACCGCAAAGGCAAGGTGCAGCTTATTGATGCAACCCAGTGGTTTAAACCTTTGCGTAAGAATTTGGGTAAGAAGAATTGTGAGTTAGCAGAAGAAGATATCCAACACATTTGCGATACATTTATGGCTGTTAACGAAAATGAGCAGTCTAAAATATTCCCTAATTCTGCTTTTGGGTATTGGAAGGTAACAGTTGAACGTCCTTTGAGGCTTAATAGTCAATTCACGCGAAAAGCTATTGAAACCCTAAGATTCGCATCTGGTGATGAGTATATTCGATCTGAACTTTACGATAAACTGGGAGAAGGGCTTTTCGATAATTTTTCATTGGTGAAGGAACGTTTAGAAAAAATACTTAATAGTTGGGACAAGAGTGATGGTGACGATGAAAATGAGGTGAAGGAAACCAAGAAAATAAATAATCTAACTGAAAGAAAAAGAAAAAAACTCCTTGATGAAAATACATGGAAACGGGATGCGAAGCTACTAGAAACTGCAGATGTGTTGCGGCGTAACATTGGTGAGGCCCTTTTTGAGGATCATAACATATTTCGTGAAAAGATAGACGTCGCCTTAAAACAACTAAAAATCAAACTCAGCGCATCGGAAAAAAAGACTATTCTTAACGCTGTAAGTTGGCGTGTAACTACGGCACCCGCTGTAATCAAAGAAACATATAAAACAGCGAAAATTAATCCTGACCCGATGCATGGTCTATTCGAGACTAAAGTTGATGGAAAACTATGTATAGTGGAATATGAACCTGATACGGATCTACGTGATACCGAACAAATTCCTCTTCTGGAAACAGGTGGAATAGAAGCCTTTATCCGCCGCGAGGTATTGCCTTATGCCCCGGATGCATGGGTGGATAATACAAAAACTCAAATTGGGTACGAAATTAGTTTTAATCGGTATTTTTACAAACCCCACCCAATGAGAACTATCGAGGAAATAACATCGGATATCATGGCATTAGAGAAAGAAACCGAAGGGTTGTTGGGTGAAATAATGGGAAAAGGAACCAAACAATGAAAGATGCTCAAAAACCCGATCACGTTAGTCTGAATACTTTAATCAATCGGCTCAAGGAAGGTCGATTTGTTATTCCTGATTTTCAAAGGGAATTTGAGTGGTCGCCTTGGGACATTAAAGACTTGATGCATTCAATTTTTCTCGATTACTATATCGGAAGTCTTTTGCTTTGGAAAGGAAGCGAAGGTAATTATTCTGCTCTTTCTTGTGAATCATTATATGGTCACAAAAATGGTGGAAATCCAGAATATATCGTGCTTGATGGGCAACAGCGCTTAACTGCAATTTATTATGCCTTTCTCGCTCCTGATATTCCATTACCTAATCGGGCAAGTCGGGCATATTATTTCATCAGAGTTAACCATTTTATGAAAGAAGAATATGACGAAGCTTTTTATTACGATTGGTTGACCCAAAGATTTGCTAACACTATTAAAGATAAACAAGTTCAATACGCAGAACATATTTTCCCCTTATTTACTATAGGAGCCGGCGGTTGGGAATTAGCAAATTGGGTACAAGGCTATGAACAATTTTGGAGAACGAAAGCCGAAGAAGCTAAAACTAAAAATGACCTTGAGAACGCTAAAATTGCGGACGAATATGCTGCTAATGGAAATAAATTTGGAGAATATCTAAAAGAAATTACTGAACAATATCAAATCTCGTATATAGAATTGGACCAAAATTTAGGCGTAGAAAAAGTTTGTGATATATTTACTCAAATTAACAGCCGAGGAATTAGGCTGGATGCCTTTGATTTAATGAATGCATTGCTTAAACCAAAAGGTTTGCAATTGAAAAAAATGTGGCGAGATGCAGCCCCACGACTAGAATTTTTCGATAGCGAAAAAATGAATGTTTATATCCTTCAAGTCATGTCAATCCTTAAGCAAGGATACTGCTCTCCCAAATATTTATATTTCTTATTACCTGGGCAAGAAAAAACCTTAAGAAATCCCGACGGCACAAAATACAAAGAGATTCTCGTTAAAGATATTAACGATTTCGAAAAACGGTGGATGCAAGCTGTTACTGCGTTAGAAGACTCGGTGAAATTATTACATCATCCTCAAGAATTTGGAGTAATCAGTTCCAATTATCTTCCATACGTATCAATTTTGCCAGCATTTGCTGCTCTTCAAGAGCAAATTAAGACCGTCCCTGCAAATTTAAGATTAGACGCTCAGCGCAAAATCCGCCATTGGTATTGGGCTAGTGTGTTTATCAATCGCTATTCAGGATCAGTAGAATCTACATCAGCCCGTGATTTTCTGGATGTAAAAGCTTGGTTTGATGACGATTCAAAAGAACCTGGATTAATCTTGGATTTTAAAAATCGATTTAACTCTCTTGAATTGAGGAAAGAAACGAAACGAGGAAGTTCAGTTTATAATGGCATTTTTAATTTGTTGGTTATCCAGGGAGCACGCGATTGGATGACCG